CCCATCTTAGCAGAGAATGGGGGGTGGGCATTATTCAACGGCACGCCTCGTGGTGAGAATCACTTCTACAAATTATTATTAAAAGCCCAGAGCGATGGGGCTTGGTACAGCAGTCACCTGTCGGTAAAGGACACAAAGGCGATACCACCTGACGAGCTGCGACGTGCACGTGATGAATTAAACAACGAAGCCCGCTTTCAATCGGAGTACATGTGTTCGTTCAAGACACCTGTCGAGGGTAGCTACTACGGACCTTACATTACCAAAGCCTACAAGGAGAAGCGTATTCTCGACGACTTATCCCCTGACCCCATGCTCCCAGTCCACACTGCATGGGACTTGGGTATGGACGACGCCACGACTATCTGGTTTGTCCAGCTCTTCAAGAACGAGGTACGTGTGGTACACTATTACGAGAACAGCGGTGAAGGCTTACCCCACTACGCCAGAGAGCTAAACCGCTTTGCAGTACAGAAGGATATCATCTACGGCAAGCACTACGCTCCGCACGACATCAAGGTGCGTGAGCTTGGCACAGGCAAGAGCCGTCTGGAGATAGCCCGCAGTATGGGACTGAAGTTTACCCCAGTGAAGAAGCTGCCTATCATCGACGGCATAGATGCGGTGAGAGCACTCCTACCTCGCTGTTGGTTTGGTCGCTCGTCCTGTGCACGTGGGCTTGAAGCCCTCAAGGGCTACCGCAAAGAGTTCGACTCCAGCCGAGGTGTGTTCCGCAAGACCCCAGTGCATGACTCCAACTCGCACGGAGCTGACGCCTTCAGAACCCTAGCGGTTGGTTTGAAGAAGCCAACCATGTCAAACAAGAAACCCAAGGCAACCTATGACGTCTCCGCAATCAGCTGGTGATTTATCTTTACTGGACGAGGCGGTGGTACGTTACCACGCCAAGGGCTTCGACTTTATAGAGCTACTAGACCAGTATTTAAATCCCAGACCTTACCAGAGACGGTACGTCCACAGCACGCCTGATTACTTATTACTTGCTGAAGAGGACGAGGATGAGGAGCACGGCAAGTTCTGGCGTGTAGTGTACGCAGCCTCCCGCAAGAAAAACGCTGTTGCTTCCTTCTTACAATTAGCCCCATATAAACTTGACACGGTAGCTTTTAGCAGATATCGAAAGATGACAAAAGAAAAACCCGACTGTAATAAATTTTATAGCTGGGACAAACTCTTAAAATATTCTCATGGGAAGTAGACCAAAACCACCACCCCCTCCGCCACCGCCTCCTCCGCCTCCGCCACCCCCAGCACCCGCACCGAGGCAGCCTATTCGTCAGGCTACGCAGGCGACTACAACTGTATCCCCAGCCAGACTCACAGCAATGGGTCAGGCACTACCTCGACGTCCTCGCCTTGTAACTGAGCGTCGTCGTAACTTATCAGCGTCAGGACTTGGTCTTGGCTCAGTAATGTAGATGCACGATTTAAAACAAAGGTACGAGGAGCTAAAGCTTTTGCGGTCGAATCTCGACCACATGTTTATTGATTCCCAGCGGTTTGTGCGTCCTAACTCAAATGAGTTTGACCACCACCACACAACACGCAAAGACGACGACTCACGAGAGATTTATGACGACACAGCCGTCTGGTGTAATCAAATGTTTGCGAATGGACTAGCATCCAATATGATACCTAAGTCCGATAGGTGGATGTACCTCCGTGTAAAAGATAGGCTAAATAAAGATTTGACAGCTGAAGAGCATAGCTATCTTCAGAATCTAAGCGACAGGATTCTACATGAGTTCGCTCTCCCAGAGTCCCAGTTCTATTCTTCATCGCATGAATGTTTCTTAGACATAGGTGCTTACGGCACATCTCCTGTGCAGGTCAGCTATGTCAACGGAGTTGTGAACTTCCGTGCTCGACCTCTAGCCGACACATTTTTTGACGTGGACTCACACGGCAAGGTGGACACGGTGTTCTACCGTTGCTTTAAAACTGCACGCCAACTCATGCAGATGTTCCCACAGGTGGAGGACATGCGTGGATTTGACAAGAACAAGTCAACCCACAACAAGTATGAGCTTGTGTACAGCATCCATCCTAGTGTTGACAAACGTGCTAAGAAGGGTGGACGTGTAGGACCAGAGCGTCCTTACACAGTAACCTATTGGTCGCCTGCCCTACCTGAGCCATTGTCTGTTGACGGCTCAAGCTATTTTACTTTCCTAGTTCCACGCTGGTCTAAGCTGGCTGATGAAGTGTACGGACGTGGTCCAGCCTTCACCTGCTTGTCTCAGATTCGTGTGCTGAACAAACTTGTTAAGGAAGCTCTCATCTCTGCTGAGTATCTGAACTTCCCAACACTAACTGCAGAAGAAGACAGCATCCTGCTACCAATGAAGTATGGCTCACGTCAAGTGATGTTCCATGAAGCAGGTAGTGAGAAGCCATCCCCCATCCTTGCTGGCAACCAACCACAATACACGATGGAGATGATTCGTATGTATCGTGACACAATCAACCGCTCATTCTTTGTTGACCAGATTATTCGTCAGGAGAAGAAGGAACGTCAGAGTGTTACCGAGATTCAGGATGTACGTGGTCAGATGTTGAACCAGCTTGCCCCACTTCTCAATCGTATGGAGTCCGAGTTTATTGGACCAGCTATTGAGATTACCTACGCATTGCTTGACCGCAACAATGAGTTACCAGAAGCACCTGCTTCTTTAGCTGAAGCTGAGCTTGAGATTAGTTACACAAGCCCAGCATCACAAGCTCAGTATGCAACCAGACTTTCTGATATGAGTGCGTTCATGCGTGACCTAGCTCCGCTTGCACAAGTAAGCCCAGACATCATCCAAGCTCTTAATGCACGTGAGTTGTTTGACGAGTACGCACGTTATCGGAATGTGTCTCCTACCATTATCCGCAGTCAAGAAGAACTTGACGCAGAGAACCAGCAGAAAGCTGAGCAGGAGCAAACGATGATGGCAACACAAGCTGCTCCTCAAGTTAGCGGTGCAATCAAGGACATTGCCCAAGCTAAACAGATTGACCCAGAAGGTGTAGGTCAGCTGTTGAACATTTAGAATGAGTACAGATTTTACCCTCAAGCGTCTTAAACAGCGTGCCCAGTTAAAGGAAGACCTGCATACAATCCTTCAGACTCCCGAAGGTGAAAGGTTCTTCCGTAGTTTTCTAAGGGAGTGTCATGTAACCAAACCTGTTTTTCACAGTGACGACAACAAACTTCGTGAGTGCGAAGGTCGTCGCAGGCTCGCAATGAGCTATCTTGATTTGCTTAGTGAGGACGACCCTCACAAATTAATAAGAAAGTTAGAAGAACAAAAAGAAAATGAGTGACACAGAAGCCACACTAGGTGGAGCAATCGCTGAAGAAACTACTGCTGAAGCGACCCCCACCACTGCTCCCATAGCAGAATCAAGTCCCGCTGTGGACTTTGCCAATGAAGACATGTATCGGCAGTTTGTCGATAGTCTCCCTGATGACGTCAAAGGTTCTCAAGTAATCCAAGAGACCAAAGACTTTTCATCCCTAGCTAACCAACTACTGAACGCACAGAGTGCTCTTGGTAAGAAACGCTTGGAAGCTCCGTCTGATGACTGGGACTCTGACAAGTGGGAAGAGTTCTACAATGTAATGCGTCCAGAGGAAGGCGAGTATGCTATTCCCGACGAGGTGCAACTACCTGAAGAGTTTGGTGAAGCTCAGATTCCTGAGTTCAGCGATGACGCACTACAGGAGCTTGTAGACTTTGCAGGGGGACTGGGACTCAACCAACAACAGTTTGATATGTTGTATAACCGTTGGGCACAGATGTCTGTTGAAGGTAATCAACTTGTAGCACAAGACCAAGCTGATACCCTTAAGACTTTCAAAACAACAATGCAGGCTGAATGGCAGGATGACTTTGACGTCAACCTTCAGAACAGCAAGGAAGCCTTTACTGCTTTGTCGCAGGAGATACCAGAGCTTAATGAGCTTATCTCTGACCCAGTAGTAGCTAACCACCCTGCTACGTTAAAGTTGTTTAACAAACTGTCAGGTTTAATTAAGGATACCCTCCCAGTAGCAGGGAGTAACCCACCCAATGCGTTTGGGTCAGGTACTGTACAGGGAATACGCAATGCTATTCAGGAGTTGGATGAGAGTAACTCAGACCTTATCCTGTCAAACCCTGCCAACCTTAACCTTGCAGACCGTGCAAAACGTGAAGAGATATTAGCAAAACGTGCTAAACTTTACGAAACCATGTACGGACAAAGCTAAAAATACTTGACAAGTATATTTCACTGGGCTATCTAGAACATACTAGGTAGCCCTTTTTTGGGTCTAGTAACAGCTTTGGAAAGCCGTTAGTCACGTTATAACTAGAAGAGTCCGAAAGGGTAGCTCATCGAAAAAGCAAACTATTCATTCTAACTTCTAATTATTAAATATCATGGCATTATCAGCAGTAGGCTCTCAGGGTTACTCAAACGCAACAGCGTCCAACTCTGAGAATTATATTGAAAAAGCATACGTTGCAGCTTTCCGTGAAGGATTTGAACAAGCTTATCAGCAATCCGAATCGAAGCTTCAGCCGTATTTCGAACAAGAAACCCAAAACGAAGAGTATCAATACTTCGACCGCATCGGCACAGCCGACGACATGGCTGAAGACACCTCTCGCTTTGGCACTAACCCTAACAGTGACATCGACCACGACCGTCGTCGCATTGGGCTTAAGGACTACGAACTCGGTAAATATATCGACGAGAAAGACCTCAAGCGTGTTATCACCGACCCAATGAACGCATACACCCAAGCTCTTCTTGCTTCGGGTAAACGTAAGATTGATGACATCATCATCGACGCCTTCTTCGGCAACGCATACACAGGTAAGAGTGGCGGTACTACCGTTACTTTCACTGAAGGTGCTGGCGACGAAGACCGCTCTAACATTGTTGTTGGTACTATCTCCGCTGGAGACATTACTGCAGCAGGCGACTATGTAGTAGCTGGTGGCGACACCGAAGGCTTCTCCATTGGTGCTGACTTCGGAGCAACTGCTTCTGGTCTTACCCTTGAGAAACTTCGTGCTGCTCGTCGCACAATGCTTCGTCTCCACGCAATCGACCAAGACGAAATCGTTAACTGCTTTGTTTCCGCTAAGCAAATTGACGACCTTCTCGGTATCGACGAAGTTGTTAACTCCGACTACGCAGTTCGCAAGTCCCTTGTTGAAGGCACTGTTACAACCTTCCTTGGTTTCCGCTTCATCCACACAGAGCGTCTTCCGCTCTCTACTGGTGCTGGCGGTGACGAGCGTCGTTGTATCGTTGCTACCTCTAAGGCTCTTAAGCTGTCTACAGGCACAGGTCTTAAAGGTGACATGTGGCGTGACCCATCCAAGAAAAATATCCCTTACATCTACTTCAAGCTCTGTGCAGATGCTTCTCGTATGTGGGGTGAGGTTTCTGGAGAAATCCGCTGTAACGAAGCCTAATCTTAATCGTAGTCTCCCCTGTCTATTCAGGGGAGGCTACTCCCTTTTATGTCAACGACTCCTACTAAGTTAAACATAATGAACGCTGCCTTGCGTAAAGTGGGCAGTTATTTTCTGGAAGCAGACGACACTACAAGCACTACTTATCAGATTACCAACCAAGCGTACTTGGACGCTATCTTAGAGATATTCGCAGAGAATGTCTTTAACTTCAACACCAAGAAGGTTGAGCTTACCGCAGTAAACTCAACCGCACAAACTAACGAACCCTACGACTATTATTTTAATCTGCCGTCAGATTACAACTTCTTGGTTCGTCTTAGCCATCCGACTGACTTCTACACAGTATCGGAATACGATTTCTACAACAATCAACTGCACTGCAATCACGCAACGATTGATATGTGCTACACTTTTATACCAGACTTGTCGTCATCCGCTACGACACTTCCTGCCTACTTAAATCGTTTGATTGCTTTGCACATGGCTCAAGCTATTGCCATTGAACTGTCTGGGTCTGAGAACCGTCACGAGATTCTCCACGTCCAGTACGTCAAGGCACTACGTCGTGCACGAGTCATGGAAGCTCGGCAAGGACCAGCACAGGCTTTCGTTAGCGATGGTTCATCCAGAGTTCTAGAAAGTCATCAGCGTTATGGCACGTTACAGTAATGTTCAAACAAATTTTTCTGGTGGTTTAATCACCGACAACTTGGCTGGTCGCACGGACTTAGCACGGACTGCTAACTCCTGTCGAACACTTGATAACTTTTTACCTACTCTACAAGGACCAGCTACATATCGTCAGGGTTTTAAAAACCACGTTGTTGATACTGACGATGCAGAGACAGAGGTTGTACAGACTACAGTTATACTTGCAACTAACAACAAGTATCGTGTGAAGTTTAGCAATCTTGAAGCTAAGATATATGACGTTAACGGCACACTTAAGGATACAGTAACAACCCCATACAGCTCTAATGAGTTGCTGGACTTACGCTTTAGTTCGGAGACTGACATCCTTTATATAGCACACCCGACACACAGACCACGCTACCTGCAAGCGGATATTACATTTGAGTTCTTTGATTTGCAGGATAGTGCTGGTAACAACCTGCTTGACTCGGACGGCAACCAGCTACGTGCTGCCGTAGGTGTGGCTGGTGATACCAGCTGGTCTTTGACTCAGATAGATACATTTATCGAACCCTTCTTGGAGGATGATGTATCGGGTGAGAAGATGACAATCGTCAAGGGAGAAGAAGTTGTAAAGGTTGTAAGCTCAGCAGCTGACTTCTCTGCAATCTATACAGACTACAGCGGGAATGGTAACGCCTTTACTAAGGACTGGTATGTTGAGTACGAGGTGGAGGGCGTAAAACTTTTAGGTCTAGTAATAGACTCCGCTACTAACTACCCAGAAGTAACTGGTCCATCTGCTGATGGTACAACTGTATATGTTGATGCGGTAGATGCAGTAACTACTATTGAAGATACTGCTGCTAAGTTGTATCTCTTGGACAACAACGAAACCACTGCTGCGATTGATATTGATAAACTAGAGAAGGATGATGTTCCAGAGGATGAAGTTCACCTTCGCTCTGACACGGCTGTCTTCAATGGTTCAATCATAAATTCATTTATTAGAGTACCAAACGACCAGCAGTCACCAAATATTGTAGTTGGTCAAAGCAGAACAACCAGCCGATGGGTAAAGGTTTCAGAGTACGTAGGTACAGAAGCACACCCAGTAGAGTTCTATCGTGGCACTAACATTCTTACAGACACCAGTTTTTATGATTACGGTAGCGTTTATAAATCATATGGCGGTGCTGAGTTTGAAGTAGATACCGTATCCAACACAGCAACAGCTGAGATAGACACTGCAGGTAACAGGACTTTCTCGTGGTCAGGAGGTAGTTTTGAACACATAGATACAGCAGCTACTGCTGATGATGTTATTGGAAACCTAACTACAGCTAAGACAATGGATGTGGTAAAGTGTGACCCTGCTTTTCTTATTGAAACAGGAGACAATCTTGTTATTCCTACAGGCACAGTAGTTGTTACGGAGATTGCCAACGATGTACAGGTAACGATTACTGACAACACCTTCTTTGATTCTGCACAGGTCGTAGGGCGTTACATCAAAGGTAGAATGCCTAACGGTGTGGTGTACATGAAGATTCTTGCATGGGATAACGGAGGACAAGTTCGTGCATTGTTACGTTCGCCTGTTCCTCGCACACCTACGCAGGAGTTTGAAAACTCTGGTGTGTTCGAGTCATTTGCAATGGGAGCGTGGTATGAGAATAACTACCCACGTACCGTAGCTAAGTATGAACGACGTCGTTTCTACGGAGGTACGTATACGCACCCAAACTTTGTATTTGTAAGTAAGCTTGGTGATGAAACTAACTTTGCACCCACTGAAGACGACGGCACTGTGTTAGATACAAATGGGTTTACTTATCCCTTGGGCAACGTCAACGCATCTATTCGTTGGATGCTGGCTGCCGAAGATTTAATTATTGGTACGTCGCAGGGTATATTTAGAATCGCTCCAAATCAATACGAGGCTGCTGTTAGCCCCAAGACAATCCGCATCTCTTTGGTTGACGACGTTAACTGTAAGGGTGAGGCTGTGTTACTTGGTACATCTGTGTTCTTCCCTGATGAGTCCAACACTCGATTGATGGAGTACAAGTTTGATGCTAACATCCAGCGATTCAATGCAAACGACTTAGCTAAGTTTATCTACCCAACATTTGTCCAAGACCCCATCAAACGTATTGCAGTGCAGGAAGCACCGCAGGCTCGTATCTGGGTTCTTACAGAAAGTGGAGTATTGTACACCTTAGTGTACCAACGTCAGGAAGACTACTACGCATGGGCGAAGCATCCGATGACAAAGATAGACGGCACAACTCAAGCACCTGTCCACGACATCACGGTTGTTCGTGAGGGGTATGCGTCAGGGCAGGACATGGTAGTTATAGCAACTACTCGCTCAGGTCTCGCTGTTACATCCTATGAAGTGTTAAACGATGAAAGTACATCTGGGGTGGACACAATATACTTGGACGCTGCTCAGACTTACGACCTTGCACCTAGTGGTATTAATTACGATTCAGGGACAGGTAAGCTATTGATTGATACTTCAGGTTATGCACTTTTTGGTATTGGAGACGAACTTGGTGTAGTGCTGGATGGAGTTTACTACGGAACATTGGACGATGAAAGTGGTTACATTCGCATCCCAATGGAGAACTCCACTACTCCTATCCGTGTTACAATAGGTATTCCCTACACAGGTAGGCTTCAACCAATGTATCCTACATGGGACGGACGCAACAAACCTGCGTTTGGTACAGATGAGATACGTGTGGTATCCGCAAGACTTTATCTTATTTCAAGTTCTACGTACAAGTTCGGAGTTGATGACAACAAGGAGACTATACGACTAGAAGGATTCGTGACTACAGACGCTAAGTCTGCAGACATTACTAAACGGCAAGTACAGTTCACAGGTTTCGACAGAGAGAAGCCAGTAGCTGGTTCTTATTTCGGAGTTGATAAAGTTCCTGAGATTGTTCAAGACTCAGCAAACGAATTGACTATTGCAGCTTTAATAACTAAGACAGACCTAAACTAATGGAAGCGGCAATCATAGCATCAGTTTTATCAGGAGGTGCACAGTACATCGGTGCTCAGCGTCAAGCTAGGGCTATGGAGTACAATGCCCAAGCTGTACAGAACCAAGCTGAGTACAACGCAGCTGTTACAAGAAACAACGCCTTAGCTGAACAACAAACTGTTGATTTCCAAAATAGTGTTGAGGTAGCAAATCGGAATCGTCTGCTCCAAAAATCAGAGCAGGACTTAGAGATTATTCGTAAACAAGCCAAGTCTGAGTTAGCTCAGACAGAGTATCGCTTTGGTTACGGAGGCACATTCAACGACTACATTGACTCCTTGGCTGATGATGCATACCAAAAAGAACAAAGCTATATATCTGAGTTAGCTGATGAGACAACCTCGGCTTACCTACGTATGGGTGAGCTTGATAGACAATCTGTTCTTATTAACCAGCAAGGAGAGATACAAGCACGTAATATTCTATTGGGCGGTCAGAACCAAGCTAACAATCTACGCAATCAAGCAGGCAACGTTCGTGTTGCTGGCTTTGCTAATATGATGGGTTCGTTCGCTCAGGCGGGCAGTATGTACGCAGGCATGAACAGACCACAAGCTAACGTAACTATTGGACCACTTGAATCTGCGAGGGATTATTAAACTATGGCTATTAAAGTAAACGCAAGGGCAATCAAACAAGACACCGCAGACGCATCCGTCTTTGGGTATAATACTGTGTATCAAAGTGCAGCCCCTGCGGTTGCTCAGGCATTGTCCCAGACTGCTAATAGCATTGCTTCCGCATCTGCAAAGATTGAAAGACGCAAGCAAGAGAATGACTTGTTCACAGCACAGGAGTCCTTCGGTGAATACCAACGTGGTTTAAATGAAGCTGCTGTACAACTGGACACAGCTTACGCAAGCCAAGATGAAGAACGAATCAAACAAGCAGAAGCAAACTTTAATTCGTATGATGCAGAGTCAGAGTTCTTCACAGTAGCCACGTATGGTAAAGAAGTAGACGACTCTCGTGTGTTTCGTAAGTTCAATGAAGATGCGAAGAACGCATGGGCAAAACAGTCTCTTGCTACCGCAAATGTAAAAGAGCACCGTCGCAGTATGGGCTTCGTTAAGGATGACGCTCGCAATGCGGAGCAGTCCACTTTTAATCTTATTAATGGTTTAGAGGGAAAGAGAATGACTCTGTCTGCTCTTAGAAACCAAGCAGCATATTTAAACGGGTTGTATGGTCGGGGTTATCTTAACACCCTGCCTAGTGCAGCGGCAAGAACTGCAGCCATTGGCAACCTTAACGATAAGGTTGAGTTCTTGTTTGAAGCTGCAGCTCAGAGCGGAGCTGGTGACTCTGAGTATGTAGCACAAGTTAAACAGATGTTTACAGACTTGCGAGCTGATGGGTTCTTTGAAGGCTTTACACGGTCAGAAGAACTTATGAACTCTGCTGATAAAATCACAGCAAAGATTGCAAAGGCTTCTGCTGAGGAGCAGGAGAATAGGCTTAAGGTAGCAATTGATAAACAAGCCACTATTTTTTTTAATAATGTTCGTCAAAAGGTATATGACCCTAGAGTCTTAAAACAGGGAGGGACTGAGTTCTTAGAGAAAACAGCTTCTATAGACTCAACTCAACTTAAGCTTGGTAGTAAGGAACGTAATGATCTTGAGTCTTCCAGAGCTGCAGCCGAGTTCTTTAGCAAGCCTCTTGATGAGAATGGATTAACAGCGTTGGATATAGTCATAAGAAATTCTTTTCAGGGAGCCATAGCAACTCGTACTCATCCAAAAGATAATGTAGAGATACCTGAGCAATATGTTGCGTTGTTGGCAAGGACTCGAGATTTTACAGCCATAAGTGCAAAACTAAAAGCGATTGTAGAAAACATACACACTCAAGTAACAACAGGTAATCCAAGGATTCTTGAAACTCTTGGTATCAGCGGAGACGCAAACCAACTTATGTGGCTCCGTCGTAATGGGTATCCATACACTACATTGTATACCAAACCAATAGGTATTGAATTCGAAGACGCTCTTAAAGACCCTGTTGTTATGGAGGATTATCTTACTCGGGTAGCTTACCACAATCAGAACTCAGCAACTTTGGTAATGGAAGGTGCTAACCTTAAAAGGACAGGAGACGCACTACATGGTTTTGTTTTGGAACAGATGGGATTATCAGGTAGTCTAGACGCAGCTAAAAGAGTAGCAGCGTTAACATCTAAGTTTTATTCTATGCGGAACGCTGATGTTACTCAAGGAGCTAGGTTTGAGATGATACATGATTTCGTAATTGATGAGGATGGAGAGCTGGAACAACTCCGCCTTCAAGCAATGAGGACTGGGGATGTTGCCCAAGCAGAGATGTACGAGGATTTGCAAAAGGGTATAGTTGCACACTTAGCTGTACAAAAAACAGAGGACCTAGAGATACCTTTGATTGGTGGTAAGGCTCTTAAAGGCTTTAGAAAGCTAACTGGTAAATACCTTAAAGATTTTCGCAGGGAGTTTAACGCAATAGAGTATGAACTCCTTTCTCAGAATGCAGGTATTGCTAGAGTATCTGAAGCTACAGGAGGACACCAAGTTCGAGTGCACCAATCATTTTTTAACCTAATAGACTTTTCAGAGAAAGACCCTTGGAGGATTCTTGACTTTGCGTTGTCTCCTCTTGAGGGAAGCGTCCCCTATCAGACAATAAAAATAGCTCACGAATCTGCTTTTAATGATGGAGTCTATACAATGATTCCAAGTATGCTTGTGCCTCGTATGGTTGAAGCCTACGGTGAAGAGATTGCTGAAAACTTTAACCTTTTAACTGACCCAGAAATGCTTAGAACTCTAGGTGAAGATTTTGCATCAATCGTAGATGCGTATGAAAAGAAAGATTTTCCCAAAGAAGAACTAGGTGAAAGGTTAATAAAGGCTTCTATTCCAGCTGGAGTTACTGGTACTTTAGAAGACAAACCTTTACTGGACTTTTCTGCTTACGGTAAGAAGCCAGATGGAAGTAATCAATTAGGTGTTGCAGTTAAGTATTATGACAGAGTCACTCGTAGTTACCGTCAGCTGTACGACGCTGAAGCACGACCTGTTGTTCTGGATATTGAGAGTGTAAAAGATAGGATTGCTCCAACAGGAAGCTTGAGAACACCTTACGTAAACGCAAGCCCACTTGTAACACCAGTAACAGTTCCTGTTTCTCCACTCTTCTAACACAATGTCCACTTTTAGTTACCAACCTGAGACTTTAAGAGCACCAACTCAATTAGACTCATCCTTGCTACGAACTCGTAAAGAAAGCTTTGTTGCTTCAGTAGAGACTGGCTTTGATTCGATGGTCGGCTCATATGCTAACCCTGTAAAGCATTGGTATTTGGGTACGTTGGACAAAGAGTCTGGCTTAGGCAAGATTACTAAAGAGGATGTTGATAAACTTAATGAGCAAGGAGTGCCTCTTGAGTACAGTAGAGTCAAGGACTTCACACCCTCTCAGTTAAAACAAGCAGCGTTCGAAACTGTAGAGGATACACTTCGTACGACGAGGATTAACCAACAATATGCAGGCACTAATATGCTTGGGAGCTTTCTTCCCTACGTTATTGACCCAGTAAATCTTGTACCTTTTGGTAGGATAGCTGCAGTAGGCAAAGCAGGTGTGGCTTTTAACAAGCTTAACTTAGCTATTAACAGGGGTCAACGTTTTAGAGCAGGAGCACAATCATACAAACAATACGCTAAGGAAGCATTCCTTGGTAACGCTGCTGTTGAACCACTCTACTACATGGATGCAAGAACATCTGGTCAAGAGTACGATGCAGTTGATATGAGTTTTAATGTGCTTCTTGGCACAGGAATTGGCACAGGTTTCTTTGGAACAATCGGTGCTGGGATTAACTTTCGCAAAGCTGGGCGTAACTTACAGAACATACAGGACTTTGAAAGTATGTACAGCTTCCTTGAAACAGGGGATTACGACCAAGCAGTTAACGTTGCGTTCCGTGATATTCCTAAGTTCAGGGAGTCAATACAAAAAATAGATATCTTAGCCGACGCTGTAAAGCAGGCGTATGATACTGACGGTATCTTTAGGTTCGACCAGTTAGACGCACAGCAACAGAAAGCTGTTCGTAAGGTATTGCAGAACTTTGTTGACAATGGAGTGCAGTCCTCTCTTGCCAGAACATTGTCTGACCAGATGATTGAGGAAGTTAGGGACAACCCCAACATCTCAGTATCTGACTTATCCGTAACCTACAGAGAGCGTTACTTAAAAATCTATGATGCTTTGCTGGGTGATGGAGACACAACAGGTTTCAACGCTGATGACCTCGATGCCTACAACAAAGTTACAAACAAGAGCGGAGTGTTTGAAACAAAAGTAGATGAGGCTGAAACGAAACCACTCAAGATAGTGAATGAGCTAAACCCTAAGGAGTTTGGCAACCTTAAAGCTGCTCAAGAGGACGCTAACATTATCATGGCAATACTTAGAAAGCACGGTGTAGAGACTTTGGAAGACGCTCTTGCCGAAGGACGTATCTCAAACAGGGAACGAATTAAACTTCTTAAACGATTTGAGAAGTCCTACAAGAAGGCATACTCCAAACAGATTGAGCTGGCTAGTAATGTTATTAACAACATCTTTGGTGCTAAGGTTGACATCAAAAGAGCACCCAAAGACTATAAAGGAATAGCGTTTGTTAGGATGGAGGAAAGTCCAACAATCTATATTACTCGTGCTGAACGGTTGTTGGGTCTGGGGCATCATCCTTTTTCTGTTCTTCTACATGAAGCAGGTCACAGCTTGAAAGCTATTGACCCTGATGCGTGGCAACAGCTGTACAAAATTGTTGAAGACAATCCTGAGTTAAAGGCAGGGCTAGAAGATTTTATTGAGAACGTACGAAACTACAAAAGAGATGGGGTTGCTGGTGAGATACCCTCTGTTCTGTTGGAATGGGCAATTACTCAGAAAGAATTTTGGAGAGAGCTTCAGGGAAGAAATAGACCTTTGTTTGTTAAGTTGAAAGAAGCCCTTAAGGAAATGTTTGCACTGATGACGCAGCGTTTCCAAGGAGACAAGGCTGACGCTGTCTTCAACGACAGGACACTTAGGTCTATGCTAAACAAGGGAACAACTCCCGAATCTTTGGCGAGAAGTATAGCTGAAGTTATTAACCTTAGCCGTGAGAATCGACTGGGCTATGGTAAGACAATGGATGCTATAGATACGGTTCGTGCTAACATTAGACGAGCAGCGTACAGTGAAGACCCAGCAGGAACTACCAATACCGAAAGACTTTTACAGGAGAACACACCTAGAGACATCGAGGGGGACAACAGGTCACTCTTTGAACTTAGGTACGATACTCTGGCAAAGAGCTTTGAAGAGATGACAGGACAAAGCATCATACCTCTATATGATGTTCTGCTTCAACCACTAGACGAATTTGCAGCTGACATTGACCCAGATGCTGGTGAGTTTATTTCTTTATCTGAGTTCAAGGCTAGAGTCCAGAAGTATACAGCTAAGATTCTGGATGAAGAATTTAATAGAGACGACATCTTGTTGGACTCTGACTACGAGCAGTTGTACGACAACCTGCGTAATTTTCACACTAACAACTATAACAAGAGTGCTATTGCTATGCGGAACAATGAGTTGTTCCGTAGCATAGAACGAGCGATTGATGGTAAGCCACAGTCCCAGCACGCTGATATCCGACGTGAAGTAATTAAAACTTACCACGAAGATGCTGCTGGTGTTATCATTAGTAATGCTATCAAACGTAAGTCTTTGCAAAGACAGTTGGACGAGCTAAAGACTAAAGAGGAGAAGGTAGCTTTACTGCGTTCTATGTTAGACGGACAAGAGCGTAAGGGTACACCTCTTATGTCTGGACTGGAGAACAACATGCACGCTGCAGGTGCTGAGATGGTTATACCTCTGCTTGATGTAATCTACCGTCATGGGATGCAGGAGTTGTTTATGATTGACGAAGGTTTCTCCTTCCTGCGGGACAAGGGTCCAAGAAGGTTTGAGATGTTTGGCAAGAATAAAAAGCAGCGTTCTATTGAGTTTCACAGACGACTGCATCAAGCGTTGCTTGACCGTAAACTACCTAAAGACATGGAGACTATTGAAGCGTTTGAAGAACTCTTTGATGTTATCCAAGCAACAGAACTAAAACTTTTGAAAAAGCTCAATGAAGCTGGGCTTGATGTTAAGAAGCTGCAGGACTTCGGTGGTGTATCTCAGAAGTGGAACGCTGAGCTTATCTACGACATGGGCTTACCTGCATTTAAGAAACGTATGCTTGAAGTTCTTGACCTAGAAGCAACTGCAAAGGCACACGGAGATGTACTGTGGGTTGAAGGAAAGTCAGAACCTTTTGACATCAACAAATTTATTGACCAATGGTACGAGTCCCTTGACCCAACACGTAGAATAGAAGATGACGTTCAAGTCTTTAATCTAGAGAACACATTTGCTGGACGTATGGTTCGTGTTAAACCTGAGTTTGCAACTGATGTAATGATGGAGTTCAGTGGCTACGACAACGTAGGTTACTTGATGATTCAACAGTTCCAACGTTACGCAGCTTTAGCTGAGATGACTAGGTTTGCTGGGACAAAACCAAATGAAATGTTGACTGGTATCCTGAACGACATTGGGGCACGAGGTGTAGGCAACAAGTCAGCTAAGGCTACGATTGATGCTATGACTGGTATCCTTTGGAATCCAGTTGATACTACCCTTGCAGGATTTAGTAATGTAATTACTAAGCTAAGTAATATCCTGTTCATGACAGGAGCAGGAGCAGCATCTCTAAGTGATGTACCACTATCTGCATCAACCATACAGGTACAGGGCATTGACTTTGTTGAGAACAATAGAGTATTCCTGAAAGCTTGGAAGGAGGCAACAGCACGCAGATTCGGTAATGACCAGAAACGAATGAAGGATTACTGGACTGGTGTTGGAGCAGGCTTGGATGTGCTTAACAACGCTGTTATCCGACGTGTCGCAAATACGGAACTTGGTTCTGGAATGTTAGACAAGGGTGTTCAGTTTGTTATGCGGTACAATGGACTTGAGCCGTTGACTAATATCCACCAAGAGATGTACCTCGATGTTATTACTAGAGGTATGGCTATGGAACTTAGTTCTGCTAGCCCTGCTATTGACCTGATGAACAACCTTCGTGCCTTTGGGTTTACCGATGCTGAGATTAAACGACTGGGTAATGCAATAGACACTGACCCCAATGGTGTAGAACGTATTGTTCCTAACAGCATTGGAGCTAGTAAGCTGCGTGAGAAGTACCGTCAGTACCTTACCAAGTACATGCGTCAGGCAGTCTTTATGCCAGACCAAGGAACACGAGCACAGCATATGCTTGGATTCCGTCGTGGTACAAAGGCTGGTGAGATGGCATATGTTTCTACTCAGTACATGCCGTTCATGTCTGGTATGGGCAAGCTGTTGTTCCGACGCTTTGTCAGTGGCAACTACGGTACAGGTAGAGCTGATATGATTCACAGAATGTCACACCTTGTAGCTTATCTAGGCGGGGCAATGGCTTTTGGGTATCTGACTACAGTTGTAAAAGATATCCTTCGTGGTCGTGAACCGATTGGAATTGATGGACTATCAGCCTTTGATGTGTCACGGATTGTACAACAGTCTGGGGTACTTGGTCCATTGGAAGTACCGCTAGATGTTAAAGACTGGGGTGTGTTATCAGCCCTTGCCCCAATGCCCTCAACTATACTGGGTATTGGCGTTGACACCGTTCAGGGCGACGTAGATGGTATTGCTGACGGTGTGAGTGCTTTGACTGGTGGTCACATGATAGGACCACCTCAATGGCTACATGGAATGGCTGGCGAAACAATGGCACAAACCCTTAATGAAATGCAGCTAGACTTACTTGACTACTCTAACCCCTAACTATATATAAACAAATTATGAGCACTACTCCCAAAAATATTGGCGTTGTTGGTACAATGTCAAACCTATCCGTAACCACAGGAGCTGTGGTGGACGCCCCCGCTATCAACAATCACACGAACTTAGTCTTTGTGGACATTCAGGACAATGACCTGTATATCACCTTTGACGGATCTACGCCCTCGGCAACTGTGGGTCACATCCTGAAGAAAGACCGTGACTACTTGCTGTATGCAGGGATGTTTAAAACTGCCAAGATGCTGGGTAAGGACGGAACATCTGTTGTTGCCCTTACACAACTTAATGGTTATGCTTAATGATTGGACTAATACAGTCCTTTAGTTCTCGCTTTGACAGGCGTTTTGGCAAACTTGGTTTGTTCCAAGGCTTGCTGGATGACTTTGGTGGAGCCGCTGCTGCGTATTCATTACGCAAGCTGTCTAGTTCGTATTCTGGTTTTGGGGTCAAGGTTAGACGCTCTGGTGATGATGCAGAGGCAAATGTTGCCTTACCAGTTACCGCTAGCTCCGCAATTACTGTTACATCTGGCTCATCTTCGGCGACAACGCTGGGTGGCTTCTTGACCGAAGGCGGAAATCAGGATGCAGCAGTAGTCACTTGGTACGACCAATCGGGTAATGGCAGGGACGTTACGCAGGGTACTGATGGCAACCAGCCAAAGATTGCTGAGGCGGGCGCCTTGCTTACACTTGCTGGCAAACCTACCATTAAGCCTGATGGTTCCAATATGTTCCTCCAAAGGATTGACAGCTATTGGGACACGCTTACCTCTTCGGACTTCAGTTTATTTGTTGCCGCAAACAAAACAACTGACGGTAACGCTGAGTTGATTTCTGTTGGTAACGTTGGTAGCGAACTTTCTGGCTTCGACTGGTTAATAGGAGCGGGAGGTGTTACCACGACTGTTCTTTATCGTGGTTCAGAAGTTGGTGCAACCTTTAACAGTATTGGAACTGGTGCAACTTTATTTTCAGCCATTGATTCAGACCCATCGACTAACGGCGAAGCCTACATTAATGGTGTTGCATCGGGAGCCACTTCTTCTCGAAATAAGTCTGGTACTGCGGATAGGTTGACGCTGTTCGCACGAAGGGATGGTAATTCTCATTATGATGGTGAAGTTTCAGAAGTAATTATCTACGACTCCAGCCAGTCCTCTAACCGCTCTGACATCGAGGATAACATCAACGACTATTATTCAATATTCTAATATGAAGTACCTAATCTATGACACCGAAGAGGAAGCGATTGCTCGTGCTGACCAAGAAGGTCAACGGATTGGGTACGCTTTTTGGCACGTAGGCTCTGGAACAAAGTGGGCTACCGCACCTCAGCTTACTGCTGACGGAAAGTACGCTTTGCGTTCGGACTACAAATACGAACTAACCGAAGAGGAAGAAGCAGCACAGGTCGTTGACCCTGCCTTCCCATCAGAGGAAATCTAATATGGAAGACATTGCATTCAGAAGCATAGTAGGTATGGGTGGTTTCTTTGCCACAGTCAGCCTGACTCCTGTTAATGAGATACTTGGCTTCTGTGTTGGTGTCGCTACGCTGGTCTATATGACCGCATCCGCAATCAAGGTAATCAAAGAACTACGCAAGTAATGCCAGCCCTGAATGACAGCACCAATATCACGATACCCTTACGCAATTTACTTGCATTAGTGGCGGGTACTGCTGTCGCTGTAACTGGCTACTTCCATGTAACCGAACGGGTCACGATGCTGGAGCATGACCAGCTTATGATTTTAAAGGACGTTGAGTCCAACAAGAAATGGATTATTGATTGGGAGAAGGAAGGTCTTCTCCCTGCTGATATTATCCAAAACAATCAAATCGAGTTCCTACAGGAGCGAGTATCAAAACTAGAAGCGGAGATTGAAAAACTATGACCCCTGAACTATTAGCAATGTTGGGTGGAGGTGTAAGTGGATTTATATTTAAGTTCATTGCACAGCAAGCCCAGAACCAAACTAGATTATTTGAACAAACCATTAAAAAACAAGAGACAGCTGATGCAAGTGCTGATGCTGCTGATAAACGTGGTGGTGCAGGTGGGGCTTGGATTCGCAGGTTTATTGTGGTTAGTACAATGTTTGCAGTTATAGCTGCTCCATTCATTATTGCATTTACCGACCTCGGTGTATCTATCCAGAGCAACACCAGTTCCTTCTTTGGTCTAATTAAAGGAACAAAGTGGGACACTGTAACAGGGTACGTTATACTACCCGAAGTAAGACAAACTGCACTCGCCATTGTAGGCTTCTACTTTGGCTCATCCCAAGTTAAGTAATGCCTAAAGACGCCTGTTATCGTAAAGTTAAAGCACGTTATCGTGTGTTCCCATCTGCCTATGCAAGTGGGGCGATAGCCAAGTGCCGTAAAAAAGGTGCTGCTAACTGGGGCAACAAGAAATTCAAAGCTAAGAAGTGAATGGCAGTACGGAAGACAGCAAAGGGTGCAGCCCTCAAGAGATGGTTCAAGGAGAAGTGGGTCGATGTGAGGTCGGGCAAGCCCTGCGGACGACAACAGGGCGAAAAGCGAGGAACGCCTTACTGCAGACCCTCCAAGCGTGTCAGCTCAAAGACGCCTGCTACTGCAGGAGAGCTTACAGCCAGCCAAAAGCGTTCACGGATTTCACAGAAAAAGCGTCTCGGTCAGCCAGCAGGTAAACCACGACGTGTAAAATCAATAAGGAGAAAAAAATAATGCCTAGAATAAACGGAAAAAAGTATTCGTACACCCCGAAAGGAATTGCAATGGCGAAGGCTGCTGCTAAAAAGAAGGGTAAGAAAATTAAATACGGTAAATAATGAGGAAAGAACACAAGAGTAAAACTGGTGGCTTGACTGCAGCTGGTCGTCGTTACTTTAAACGTAAGGAGGGAGCTAACTTGAAGCCCCCTGTTACTGGTAAGGTCAAACGAGGCAGTAAAGCAGCAGGACGACGCAAGTCCTTTTGTGCTCGTATGTCAGGAGTCAAGGGTCCAATGAAGGATTCCAAGGGTCGTCCGACTCGCAAGGCTCTGGCACTCCGCAAATGGAAATGTTAAATGGCTGATTACCCACTATCAATAACAGGTGCTGAGATTGACTCAGCTCTAGGTAAAGTACACAGTGCTGACACTACGCCAACTAATGGCAGTAATGACATGGTTACTAGTGGTGGTGTGTATACTGCTATCAACAACCTTAGCTTGGCTAACCTTGCAGGGTCTGCATTGGTTACTGAGTCCGAGGGCATTGCAAGTAACGACAACGACACTACCATTCCTACTAGTGCAGCTGTTAAAGATTATGTTGATAGCTCAGACCCTTCTACTATTTATATAACAAATTGGAGAGATGAAAGCAATAGCACCACTTCAAGTATAGAAGTTTATATTCCATACGGATATAGGGCAAGCCGATTCCAAATTAAATATGCTAAGAGTGGCACTACCATTTCGTTT